TAAAGAACATTATTCATCTTGCCATTGACTAGGTAGTTCATAAACTCGCCAGTTTCAAACCAAGATTTAAGGCTATTTAAATCTGTAACCTTTACTTCTTTGCCAGCCTGCTTAACCGTTCCATTGGTCAGTAAACCAATTACAATATCATCATCATATTCTGGATGGTCTAAAGCAATTTTAGTACGCACAGCAGCGGCTTTAGGCAAATCATTGGCTTCCATAGCAATGCGGTACTGATTAATATCTTCTACAAAATTTTCGTGTTTAGCAATAAAACCAGCATTTTGAAATAAATCATCTACTCGGTCTAGACGCAAAGCACCGTCTGTAATTTTTTGTATCTCTTCTGCAGTCTTAGCATTACGTAAAGCAGATAAACCTCGTGAACCGCCGAAAGTCATATAAGTAAGTGGGTCAACAAAAATAGTTGCTGCTATATCTAACCCTAATTGTGGGTCTCCGTATTTTGGAGTACCATCTGGATTTTTCGCTAAAGGTTTTTCAGTAACAAATTCACCAAATTTATTACGATTAACATTGCGCATTCCACCTATAGAAAGAATAGATGCGGCTAGAGTTTCTTTAATCGTATCTATGGTAGTTGGCTTCTCCTTCATAGGAGCAAAACGTCCAGCCCAATCAACAATACGTGAACCTAAATTAATTTTATGGCGACCATAACGTTCTACTAATTCTTCAAATTCTGGAGTACCAACCTTAGTAAAAGCATCAGCCATATCATTATCTATCTGACCATACTCTCTAAATATGTCTAGATAGTTTTTGCCATCCAAAATACCGCGTACTAAAACTCCAGTTGCTTTATTGTATTCTTCATCTAGACGGCTAACACTTTCTTGGTCCCAACTATTATAAGCATTATATCCTTGTGTCCACCATTTTTTACTAGTGATATTTGCAAGGGCATCTTTATTTCCAATACCAGCCTTACCAAGTTCAGTAACTTTATTTACCGTATTAATAGTATTAAGAGCAGTATTTTCAATAACCTTAATCCATTCCATACCAGCCTTTTCAAGACTGCGTAATGGATTCTTAACAAAATTAACTAAAGCATTACCTTCAAAACTAAGAAACTTCTGCAAAGCAGTCTTATCAGGAATTGCATATTGGGCTTCTGGATTGAGCCGTACTAAAGCATCTTGTAGTTCTGGTGATAACTGCGTAAAGGTGTTTTTGGCACGCTTAGGGTCAGGGTCACGGATTAAGAATGTATTAAGATTAGTAAGCGTACTGAGCGCATCCCAGTTTGCTTTTTCCTCGGCTGTAAAATTACCAGCAGTTCTGACCTGCACCATTTCTGGTGAGTTATTGAGAGTATCTAGGTCAATTCTGACTGGAACAAAACCTGTATTTTGCTCTGGCATTATTACCTATTCAATCTATTATAGAGGAACTCTGCTACGCCGCTATCATCTGATTGCAAAGCCTTTTCTACGGCAGTAAAAAGGCTTGGTGCTTGTGGAACTACGCTAGATAGTCCAGGTCCTGCGCCCCAACTTGAGCCAGAAGAAATGGGTTCATTGGGAAATTGTGTTGGTGCTCCTAGTTCTACAATTTCTGGCATCGCTGGCATAGGAACTCCACCTGCCATAGGTGCACCTTGTTGCTGTGACATTGTTTCTTGACCTTGACCGTATGGCATACCAGAAATATATCTAGTTGGCTGCTGAGATACGTTTAAATCTGTTCTTTGAGAACCTGCCCCGATACCAGAAACTTTCTCATTAACTTCCATTAGTCATCATCCTCATCAAAGTCGTCCAACGGATTCTTAATTGGGTCTAACGGGTCAACTATCCAATCAGGATAACTTGACCTATCCATAGCAAATGCCATTGCTGTGCCTTCATCAAATCCAGCACGGACACAAGCATCATAAACCTCTTTTGCTGCAATAGCCCAGAAATCAATTTTAACCAGCACTGGTTCTTTTGTTGTGCGTCTACGTTTAGGCTGTGGTTTAGCCTTATTAATTTTTTTACGCGGCGGCATAACTACCTCCGATTTACAGTTCTAGCACTTGCACTTGCCTGACCACCGAGTGTCAGGTTAGAAAGTAAAGATTGTAATGAAGGTGGTCCTTGAGTAGCGCCTCCTGCCAACGCAGCGGGAGCAGGGGACGGTTGCTCAACCATAGGTGCGCCAGCAGGAGGTAATTCTTCAGGTGCAAAGATGTCTTCAACTGCATCTTCTAGCGCCGTCCCTTTTTGGCGAGCCTTAATAACCCCAGCAACTTTACGAATTACAGCAGATGGGTCTGCGCCAGTAGCAGCCATCTGTGGAATTGTCTGTGTGTATTGTTGTAATGATGTAATAAGAGCCTGACGTAGGTCTTCTACTTCAATTTTTTCTTGTTCTTGTGTAACGTTCACACCAAATGGTAACTCACGCTGTGCTAAATCTTTAGAGATAAGTTTTCCACCAAGTGCTTGTAGCATAAAGATAAGCCCTTGGGCTGGATTAAGACCAGCAAGCATTCCATAACGAACATCTGCAGAGTAATCACTCTTAATATCTTTACTAGGTAGATATTCAATGCTGTATGGTGAACCAGCATCTACGCCACGAATAGTCTTATTTACATTGAAATAACGCTCATCAACTTCAAAACAAAGACTAATAACATCTTTAAGTGCAGAAGCAAAGATTGCTTGCGCTGATTTGACCTGTGTATCAAATCCGCCCATAAGGGCTTGCACGCCTTGTCCCGTAACAATGCTTGCATCAATATTTCCAGTACGCGATTCTGGATATCGTGTTCCAGTACGCAATTCTTGTTGCAAAATTTGCTGTTCTGTAAAAGCACCTGCTGGAATATTCAGGTCTACACGACGAACTTGTTGTGGGGTAGCAGTACGAATAATCGCATCTGGTCCCATTTGTAGTTCACTAACGTCTTGTGGTACAACAATTGGTGCCTGTACGGACTTTTCCGCTGCTTCCATCGCAAGTAATGCGAACCTATTGCGAAGCAACTGAATACCGAGTACGTCATCAAACTGTCCACGCATCTCACCGTCAATAGATGGTCTACGCGCTACTACGACCATCATCTTGCCTAATGGATTAAGTGCCTGAGATAAAAGCAAATTGTTCCGTGATGGCACAAACACAACAGATTGTTCCGAATCATAATATCGGATTACTTCAAGTTGTGAGTTAAGGTCTTGTTCGTAACCTTCTTTGCCAAGCAAAGCAATTTCATACTCAGGGAAATTCGCTACTAGTTCGCCAATCGGCATATAGTAACGTTTTGCAAAGGCTACGCATCGCCCATAGCGGTCAAACTCTGGGTAAGCGCCCACTGGGTTTTCTATACGGATACGTGGTAGCCCCGCTTCTTCGTCCAATTCTACTAGGAATGGAACGAAACCAAATGTGATGTACATATCTGCGCCCGTGTACATCTGTACTTGTAAATCAGAATGAGCAAAATAATTAGCGGCAATGCGAGTACGTTTATCAGCGAAAGACCGAGCGCGGTCAGAAGCCTGATTCGCTGCCGAGCAGTTGACGGCTGGTAATGGTGCCATAACTTCGGATAAGTCACGCGCCACAATGTCAATAAAATTTGCCACGACATTTGCATCTACACCTTCAGGAAAAAAGTCAGGATAAACAGAAGCAATCTGTCCTTTACGTACAGCAAGTACATCTTGCTGCCGCGCATCACGGTCAGAAGCACGATAACGTAAGTTATCTACACGTGCTGAAATTTGGTCTATTGATAACATATTATCCTTACTTTATCTGGTCTAAACCTGGACTAAAACCAAGACCAGGTATTCCACCACTAAGCCCTCCACGGGGCGGAGTGTTTTTGCCTACTACAGATGTTGTAGCCCGTGCTGTTCTTCGCGCTTCTTCTTCTATGATTATTTTTATTGACTTACGTTCATTAGGTGAAAGTTCTCGGTATGCTTTTTGATATAAACGTTCAGCATATGCCTCAGCCTTTGCTGAAGTAGGACTTGCTTTACCTATTGCTTCTGCTGGTTTCCTTACTCTTGGATTAACATCAGCAGCCTTGCTCTGTCTTTCCCAATCACGCATAGCCTCTAGACGCAAACGCATTTCTTCGGCTGCTGCTTTGCGGTCAATAGCAGCACGTGCTTCTGGACTAATTCCAGTTGTTTTTTCATAACTACCTTTAGGTGTTTGCTTAAAAAGATTTACGTCGGCACCTTTAGGAAAATCAACTTTAATACCAGCGTCTTTAGCAATCTGTGTTATTTGCGCTGGAGATAGATAAATAGTTTGACCTTTGTAGGTTACTGCTCTATGACCAGTCGCTTGTAATTCTTGTCGTGTAGGAATTGCTTTAGACAGAAAAGTTGGCTGGTTTACTGGTCTAGAAGCAGGAGATTTAGATAACTCTTTCCAAAGAACTTCTTTAGCCTTTGATATGCTAATACCACGGTCACGGGAAATAGCCTTGACAATTTTATCCATCTGCGCTGCAGTAAGTTTTTTAGGGTCTTGTTTAATAAATAAAGGCTGAACCTTAGTTGCTTGTCGTTTATTTGCTTCTACTTCTGCTTGAGTAAGTTTAGGATTACGTTTATTAGCACCCTTGCCGCTTTTACCCGTAGGGTTTTGCGACATTTCTCTAATTACAGCGCGGACATCTTTAGTCAAACGCGGAGTAATCTTCTTGGGTGACTTAGCCATTGTTCCTATCCATAGGTCTCTTGCCATTGCTCCGCAAAGGCATCGTCCAAATTAACTGTAAAGCGTCTTTCTTTTTGTGCTCGTGTAGCCCAACGGTTATGTGCCCATTTTTGTATATTAGAGTTTTGTTGCATAAACTCTCTACAGCGAATAACACCAAACCATAACGCCATAACGCAGTCAGTTTTGCCTCTGGTATCAGGTTTCCACGTTATTAGTTGTTGAACTAAAGCCTTAAGTCCTTCAGAACCTTCAGTGCTAGGGAGTTCAATGATGTTGTTCTTTTGGAACTTTCCTTCTCGTGTGGTTCCAAAGAGTGTTGACATAGATGCAACTCCGAAATTTGTGTCCCACTTGTTCTTTCCTGTAAAGTGAGCATTAAGTCGTACACCGTAAGAAGCAAGCCAGTTTCGTAAGTCTTCGTCAAGTGAGTAGGCTTTTTGGTGTGCGTTAATTTCAACTCGGAACTCTTGCGGTTTATAAACTTGCGTAAATACTTCAAAGGCTTCCCTAATCTTTTGTGGTGTCGGCTCAGACATATTCAAACAATCTAAAATATAAATCTTGCCATCGGCTTTGTTATAGGTCATTACAACAAAAGCAGCATTACCAGCCATAGCAGGGTCAAAACCAATAACGGTATAACCTTCTATACGTTGCGGATGCCCAGCAGTACCTGCCTTTAGCACACCACGTTTACGCATTCCATTAATAGAACCTTGAACAAGTTCAACAGGAAAAATGGAATCTTCGGTTACGTCTTCTTGCTGATATACCAGCGCCCAGGTGGACGGGGTTACTTCACTTCTGCGACGCGCTAGCGTCGGTCCGTCCCACTTTGGGAAGAGCCCTTGCTCGTCAGGTATCTCATCATCGCCATCCCACGGAGTGTCCGACTTCTCCCAAAGAGTTTTCCAGTCTTTTGGTTTATCCGCATACTCCAGCACGGCAGGCATACCCATGTAAGTAAACGGGCTCTTACCGCCCGACCAATGCTTCGGGTCTCTGAGTTCTTTGTAGAAGTCTGTCGGCGCAATTCGTGTCCCTACTACTAATAGTTTGCCATTCTTACCCAGACGGGTAATAACTTCTTTTTGTAGCCAGTTAATCTGCTTCTCATACTCGTGAGCGTTAGCGGTAGTGATGCAGTCATCTAGAATGATGAGGTCGGCACGGGCACCGTAGATTTGACCCCCCATACCGAGAGCCTGAATAGTCGGGTCTTTCTCAGATGAATTACGGGCATCGCTTCCCAAATAGACGGTAT